GTAAGAAGAGAGGTGAAAAGATATTCTATGCATCTAAGAACAAAGGTGTTATAAAAGGAGTCAAAAAAGGAGCATAAATGCAAAAACTAGACAAAATAAAAGAAGTTAAAGTTGCAGAACAAAGTATCGAGGTAGATCCTAGATCCAAAACTACTGCAGACGGAGCTTTCAACTATATTGCTACAGGAAAACCTGAGATGCCGGTTGGTGGTCAGAGAAGAATGTTAGCAGAGAAAAAAAGAAACTCTAAAGCGTACTAATCATGTGGTTATCGGCGATAAAATTAGCCGTCTCTGCAGGAAGTAAGATTTACGCCAACAAGCAGAGAACGAAGATGGCAATGTCTGATGCACAACTAATGCATGCTGAACGTATGGCCAAAGGTGAGGAAGCTTACCAGGGAAAATTGTTAGAGGCCCGACAGTCAGACTGGAAGGACGAGGCAGTTTTGATAATTTTAAGTTTGCCCGTAGCTATTTTGGCTTGGGCGGTCGTATCGGATGACCCGACAGCGATGGACAAGGTGAAATTATTCTTCGAGATGTTCTCGCAGCTGCCGTCATGGTTCACAAATCTTTGGATCCTTGTCGTGGCGTCGATTTATGGTATAAAGGGTACACAAATTTTTAGAAACGGAGGCAAAAAATAATGCGTAAAAAACTTATAGAATTATTTGGTGGTGGACTTAAAACTTCTCCAACTATAACTAAAGTTGATCCATTTGTCCCTAAAACAAAAGCAGAAAAAAGTGCTAGAGATTTAAGACGTGCAGTACGAGCAAGAAAAACTTCTGAAGTAAACTTAGACAACACTATATTTAGGATTAAACAAGAAACAGACAAACTTAAAAAACAAAGAGATAAAAAAATGGGTGGTGGATTCATGGGTAAAAGAATGGGTTACAGCAAAGGAACTCCAAAACCAAAAACAAATGTCGAAAAAATAAAAGAAGCATTTGGTTCAAAAAAAGGATTAAAAAAAATAGATCCAAAAAAACAAAAAGGGTTAGCTAAATTAAAAAAAGCAAGACCTGATGTTGTTAGAAAAATGGGGTACTTTAAAAAAGGTGGTGTATCCTAATGGCTAAACCAGGTTTATATGCAAACATACATGCTAAAAGAAAACGTGGCGGTAAGATGCGAAAGAAAGGTGCAAAGGGTGCACCAAAAGCATCTGACTTTAAACGAGCAAAACAGACAGCGAGGAAATAATGACTAAATTATGTCCAAGAGGTAAGGCCGCAGCGAAAAGAAAATTCAAGGTATATCCCAGTGCATACGCGAACGCATATGCCAGCAAGATCTGTGCAGGTAAGATCAAAGATCCATCTGGAGTCAAAAGAAAAGATTTTAGAGGCAGCAAAGCTGAAGGTGGATTAATGGAAGCAACTGCTAGATTAAAAAGACAGGGTCTAGGTATGGGTGGTTCTGTTTGCAAGATAGCTAAAAGAGGACAAAACAGAGACGCTATCGGAAAGAATTCGTAATGTCTAAGAACGGTCTGGACAAATGGTTTGCCCAAAAGTGGGTGGACATAGGAAGTAAGAAGAAAGATGGATCTTTTTCCAAGTGTGGAAGATCAAAACAAAAGAAAGATGCAAAACGTAAATATCCAAAATGCGTCCCACTCGCTAAAGCAAGACGTATGACAGAGGGACAAAGACGATCAGCTGTAAAAAGAAAAAGAGCAGTAGCACAAGGTGTTGGTGGTAAACCAACTAATGTAAAAACTTTTGCTAAAAGAACCAAAGCTATGGGCGGTGGTTTTATGGCAAGGAGAGCAATGTATGTCTAGATTTTTTAACGAAGAAATTAAAATAGAAAAACCTAAAAAGTTTATGATTGTAGACGAAGAGGGTAATCCTAAAAAAATTAAACCACCAAAAAGAAAACCTTTTTATCCACACGAAAGCACAGGTGAACTTAAAAAAATGGCTAAAGGTGGAAGAGTAGAATATTCAAAAGGCACTATGCCACCAAGAAATAAAAAAAATTTTCGTGCCACGAAAAAAGGTGCGGGAATGACAGCAGCCGGGGTAAAAGCATATAGAAGATTAAACCCTGGTTCTAAATTAAAAACAGCCGTGACTGGTAAAGTGAAGCCAGGATCAAAAGCTGCCAAACGTAGAAAATCATTCTGCGCAAGATCACTAGGACAGATGAAAAAATTTCCTAAAGCAGCGAAAGATCCTAATTCTAGACTACGTCAAGCTAGAAGAAGATGGAAATGTTAAAAGCAAAAACTAAAAAATTTAACGGCAGATCATACAAAATTTCTCCACTAAAGGAAGGACCATACAAAAAAGGTCTTGTAAAGAATTTAATGAAAGCTAGACGTGAGGTCAAAGTTGCATTAGATAAGAAAGATAAAGCACTTGAACGAAAAGCTCGTAATAAGGTGCATAAATTTAAAAAAAAGTTAGGAGAACGATAATGAAAAAAATGATGGCAAGACCAACTATGTCTAAACCAGACAAAGATACAGGTAAAAGAAGACCAGTAATGGGTGGCGGTATGATGAAAAAACCCATGATGAAAAAAGGCGGTATGGCTAAATTAAACCCAGGTTTAAAAGCATACTTAATGAAAAAGAAGAAAAAGAAGAAAAAAGCGTAATGGTTAAAAAAATAAAAAAAGTTGCGAAAGCACTAAAGAAAGCTTCTGCTTTACATAAGAAACAAAGTAAAGTTATAGAGAAGCACATTAAGGAGATGAAACGTGGCGGATCCAAAAAAAGGAACGGGTAAGAAACCTAAAGGGTCTGGACGTAGACTTTATACGGACGAGAATCCTAGAGATACCGTCCGTATAAAATTTGCAACTCCTGCAGATGCAAGAGCAACTGTTGCAAAGGTTAAACGTGTAAGTAAACCTTTTGCACGTAAGATACAAATATTAACTGTGATGGAGCAACGGGCTAAAGTTATGGGTAAAAGCCAGGTTGCGTCTATCGCAAAGAAAGGAAAAGATGCAATTAGAAAGCGTTATAAAAAGACTACTTAAATTTATTAATACTAGAGTAGAGGCTTTATCCATAACAGTCACATCAGGAGGTGTTGACAACATGGAAAAGTATCAGTATATAATAGGACAGATAACCGCCCTAGAGGCAACAAGACAGGAACTCTCTAACCTGCTAGAAGATAAGGAGCAAAATGAAGGAACAGTCATCGATATTAAAACCAAACAATGATTTAATTGGTTTAAAAAAATCAGAAAAAAAAGAAGAAGCAAAAATTCCTAAACCAACTGGTTGGAGAATAATGGTTTTACCTTTTAAGATGAAAGATAAAACCAAAGGTGGTTTAGTTTTGGCCGAGACTACATTAGAGAGGCAACAAGTTGCATCACAGTGTGGTCTGGTTCTTGCTATGGGACCTCAATGTTATAAGGATAAAGAGAGGTATCCGGAAGGTCCATGGTGCAAGGTAAATGATTGGGTAATGTTTGCGCGTTATGCAGGCAGCCGAATCAAAATAGATGGTGGAGAGATTCGTCTGCTAAACGACGATGAAGTTTTAGCAACAATTGATAGTCCAGAGGACATCTTGCATGAGTATTAACATAGGAGGAAACTATGCCAGAAGAAGAAAAGAAAACGGTAGAACTAGATACTTCAGGTCCTGAAGTAAATGTTGATATCGAAGAAAAGAAAGATGAAGCTGTAATCGAACAGCCGGAACAAGAAACAAACGAACAAGAAACAGATAAAACATTTGAAAACGAACGAGAAACAAAGTTAGACGAAAAAAAAGATAGTGAGTTAGAAGACTACAGTAAAGGTGTACAAGCTCGTATTGCGAAATTAACTCGTAAGATGAGAGAAGCAGAAAGAAGAGAAAAAGCTGCTCTTGATTATGCCAAAGGTGTAGAAGAAAAAAGACAACAGTTAGAATCTAAATTTAAAAAAACAGATTCTGATTATATCAAAAAATTTGAGACAACCATATCATCAGGATTAGAGGCTGCACAAAAAGAATTAGCGGCAGCTATCGAATCTGGTAATGCAGAGGCTCAAGTTGCTGCTAACAAAAGAATTGCAACTCTCGCATTTGAGAATGCAAAGTTAGAAGCTGCAAAAGAGGGAAGAGAAAATGTGCAGGCAGAGAAACCTGTGCAAAACCTTTCTCAAGGTGGTCAGATAAATCAACCAGCTATGGATGATTCTATTAATACGGATCCAAGAGCTGAAGCATGGGCTGCAAAGAACTCATGGTTTGGCACTGACAGAGCTATGACTTATACCGCGTTTGAGATACATAAGGATCTTACTGAAAAAGAAGGGTACGATCCAAGTTCTGATGAGTATTATGCAGAGGTTGACAAAAGAATCAGAGTTGACTTTCCGCATAAATTTGGTAAAACTGATGAAAAGCAATCGACCGCCCCTGTTCAGACAGTGGCTTCAGCTAAAAGAAGCGTAAAGCCTGGTCGCAAAACTGTGAGACTCACATCATCACAGGTAGCAATAGCTAAAAAATTAGGTGTGCCACTCGAAGAATACGCAAAACAATTAAAAAACACGGAAGGAGCGTAACATGGAAAAAGATAAAAACACTTCTCGTGCGAGCCAAACACGGTCAAAGTCTGAAAGACCTAAAGTGTGGGTTCCACCATCTTCTCTAGATGCACCCCCTGCACCTGATGGATTCAGGTATAGATGGATAAGAGCTGAAGTCCAAGGATTTCAAGATACAACTAACGTAACATCACGACAACGTGAAGGTTATGAATTAGTTCGTGCCGAAGAAGTCGAAAATGCAAGCGATTATCCGGTCCTCGATGAGGGCAGATACAAGGGAGTGATTGGGGTTGGTGGCCTTCTTCTTGCGAAGGTACCAGTCGAGATCGCGAAGCAACGTCAGGAATACATGACTAAACGTCATGAGGAACGAAGCGAAGCAGTAGCCAACGATCTTATGAAGGAGCAGGATAGTAGAATGCCTATCAATGTTGAAAGGCAATCTCGTGTAACCTTCGGTGGTACGAAAAAGTAATTTTAAATATCATCGATTAACAAACCGTACTGGAGGCCCTTTCGGGGGTAGGTACATAAGGAGAAACAACTATGGCTAATAGAAGCACAACTGGTTTCGGACTTAGAGCAGCTATGAAATTAGGCAACAGCCCTGCAATTTCAGGTCAATCAAAGTACGCAATCAAAAGTGGTCTAGGTGTAGGAATCTTCAAGGGTAACCCAGCGTCTATCCAGCTAGCTGGTGACACTGGTTATATCCAAGATTCTGCTTTCTCAACTACTGATGATGGTAACGATGGTGGTATCGACTTTACAACTGCAAATGATGCACTTTTAGTCGGTGTGCACAATGGTGTATTTTTTATAGATGGCACTACAAGCAAACCAACGTTCGCAAATTCAGTAGCAGCAAGCGCTACATTTGGAACAAACCCAAACACTGGTAGTACAGACGGAGTTGCTTTCGTAAACGACGATCCAGACCAAGAGTATGTGGTCAAAGCGGATGCGGCGGTAGGACAAGCAATCTTTGGTTTATGTGGAAACATAAATGACTTTGCTGCTGGTGACGCAAAAGACGGAGCATCAACAGCAACGTTTGATTCAGGCACACAAGCTGAAACTAAAATGTTCAGAATCGTGAGATCTGCAGAAGATCCAGATAATGAAGATTTAACAGCAGCGGGTGCAAACATCATCGTTGTAATAAATGCTGCGGCTAACACTTATAGATAATAGCTAGAATAGGAGAACAAAAATGGCAATATCACGATCACAACTAGTCAAAGAACTAGAGCCAGGTTTGAACGCACTGTTCGGCTTGGAATATAAGAGGTATGAAAATCAGCATGCTGAGATTTATACTAACGAGTCTTCTGACAGAGCTTTCGAAGAGGAAGTTATGTTATCAGGATTCGGTAACGCACAAGTAAAAGGTGAAGGTGCTGGAGTATCATTCGATGATGCACAGGAAACTTACACTGCTAGATACACTCACGAGACTGTAGCTTTAGCATTTGCTATCACAGAGGAAGCTATCGAAGATAATCTCTACGACAGACTTTCTGCTAGATACACAAAAGCTT